ACTATTACCGCATGGCAAGGGTGACGTAATGGACCCAGTTACTTTAGCAGCAGCCGGTGCGATTGGCGGCGGCATCATGGGGTACAAAGGCAATCAAGCCGCAGCCAAAGCTGCCAAGCAAACTGCTGATTACAACGCAAAAGTTGCAGAAAATGAGGCTGTCCTTTTAAGGCGTAAGAAAATTGATGAAGAAAGGGCATTGCGCCAAAACAATGAGAGGGTAATGGCGACTCAAAGGGTGGCAACCGCTGCATCTGGTGTGCAGATGTCTGGCAGTCCTTATCTTGCATTGCAAGATGCTTACTTTAATACCGAAATGGATGCCTTAAACATTCAGTATGCAGCAGACGTAGAAGCCACGGCAAAAGCGGCAGAAGCTGGTCTTGCCCGTGCAGAGGGTGCTGCTAGGGCTACTGGATATAAAATGGCCTCATACCAATCTTTGTTATCTGGCGGTTCAAAAGCTGCCACTTTGATGGGGTAAAAAATGCCTAAAATTCCTTTAGTTGGTAGACAAATAGAATTAGCCGCTGGTTCTTTGGGGCCAAGGGCAAGCAGTGCTGCGTTTGAAGCACCAGCGGTTGCGCTAACAAACTTGGCACAGGAAGCTGGGAATGTAGCGTTTCAGTTTGGCATGGCTGAACAAAAGCGTGAAGACAGCAGAATTATGCGTGAGGAATTTGCAAAGGCATTTGATGAAACAAGTAATGCTGTATTTTCCGATACATCGACAAATGTAAATGATGCTGATGCAAATTTTGAAACAGTGAAAAACAAAATTATCCAAGATATAGATGGTAAGGGGTACAGCAAAAGACGGGCTGAATTAGTCAAGGGTGGCTTAGAGAAGTTATTTTTGCAAAAAAAGTTTGATGCCAAACAAGAGGCTAACAAACGCGGTCTTACACAGACAGCTATAGCATCTGATAAGATGTATTCTTCTGAGTTAGAGACTTTGAAAACACTGCCACCAAACTCTGCTTTATTTAATTTTAAGGCAGATGCTTTACGTCAACTTGTGGAATCTGACGCTAAAAGCGGGATACCAACAAGATACAATCCCGTAAATATTGAGAACCAGATTTCTTCTATTGCAGAAGACAACACAAGAAAAGGCGTCCAAGACAGGATAAAAAGCGCTGCAAGCCAAGAAGCCTTAGATATGCTTGATAAAGAAGTGTCTGAACTAGATATATCTGCTTCTGCGCAATCTGTTTTAAATAATCAAATAAAAGCTAGGGAAACAGAACTTCAATCTGAACAGGTGGCACGTTTTTCTCAGGCAATACCTATTGAGAATGTGGGGGATACAGACTTTGATACCGTTGAGGCCGTAGAAGAAAAAATAGAGAAAGCCCGTAATGGTCAGTTCGATGACCCAGCATTAGAAAAAGAGTGGGCTACTTTAAAACCGGAAGAAAAGAATAGAATAGAAGCTGCGTGGCAAGCAAGGTTACAAGCAGCAAGAAGCACTGCTGATTATAAACGAAAAGCAGCGGAACGCGCAGAAGAAGATTTTAACGAAGAATTATATGTAAACGGTAAAAATATGGTTCTTCAAGGAAGTCCAACAGCTATAGAACAGATTAGAGAAATGGATTTTGTTGGGGCAAAGGGTGAAAAGTATAGGGAACAGCTTATCGACTTGGCTGGGCGTAGGGCGCGTGGTGAAATACTTACTGATAGTTCGCCAGCAGTGTTTAGAGAAACACAGCAAAAGATATTTAAAAGCGAAATAAAAGATGTAGTCCAAAAGTTTACTGTTTCAACAGATAGCCCAGAAGTAAAAGCTGCTGGTGGACGTAGTCTGTTAGAAAGACAAGGCATCGACTTGTCTGATGGTGACGTTGCTGGATTTGAAAGGTATTTAAAAGCGGAAGCTAGAGTGTCTGATTCAGATGCAAATGCCGCAACAGTTAGGAATGATAGGGCTTTTAATAATTTCGTAAATGGTTACAAAGACAAAATCATAGGCAACCCAGCGTTTGCTAAATTGAATTTGAACAGCGATTCTAGGTTTTACGACTTCACTGTTCAGATGAAGAAAAGGTTTGACGAACAGATTGAAGCTGGAGTCTCTCCAAGAGAACTGCTTGACCCAAGAAGTTCTAAATTTATCATCAGGCCGGACGAAAGATGGACACCATCATCACAAGAGTTAATGCAAGAAATAGCTGATTCGCTAAGAAGTACAAACGAAATACCGGATAGGCAGCAATTCGCACCACCGCCAAGAGGCGGTATGAGTGCTGCTGAATATTTCGCTTCAGATGCCTATAAGCAATGGGCTACTGGCCCTAATAAACCTAAGTGGGACGCTTTGGGAAGATAACGTATGACGCTTTATAGTCAATTAGATGAGATGCAAGCTGCTGGCTTTTCAGAAGATGAGATTGAACAGTACCGTGTAGAACAGATTGATATTATGAATGGTGCTGGCTTTAGCCCAGCCGAGATATCCGCTGAATTACAAGCACCTACTGTGCAGAGTTCTGTTTCGCCATCTGCAACAGAAGAACTTCCATCAGAAGAATCATTACAAGGCCCAGATGAATTTATGGAGTCTGAGTTTGGCTTTTCAGATGCCGCTACAAGAGAGATGGCGACATATTGGCGTGATGCGGCTAAAGAAACTAAAGAATGGGCTGTTGGCGAGAAAGCTGAATGGAATGAGTATTGGGAACGTGGCCTTGGTAAATCTACAATAAATCTTGCGGTTCAGTACCATAGTAAAGGAGAGGTTGGTTATGACGCTGCAAGGGCGTTGTCTCCAGAACCTGATGATACAGGTCATTTAGAAAGGTGGCTTGAAAGCATGACAAACATAGGTGCTGACTTGCCTGTGTTTGTCCCAGCCGCTGTCACTGGCACAACTGTAACAGGCGGGAATGTTTTCGCTGGTGGCTTTGCTGCCGGATTTGTTAATGAATCTATAAAGTCTATGTATATAGACGCATTGCAAAGAGGCGAGACTAATAGCTGGAATGATTGGTGGAAATCGTTTGTTGACCATGGCTTTAAAGAAGGCATGAAGTCTGGCTTTACACTTGGTGTTGGTGTTGCCGCCCCAGGCTGGATTGGCGCAAACGGACTGGTCGGTAAATACGCCACACAATATGCAGCATTTACTGGCGTTGGTTCTGCCTTAGAAGGCCGTATGCCGACATCCGATGAACTTATAAATACAGGTTTAGTTTTGCTTACGTTTGGAGGTTTTGAGGGTGGTGCAAAAGCAAAGCGCATGTTCAATGAACGTGTTAAGAAAACCGACAAATCTACTGTTGAGGTGTTGCAGGAAGTTGAATTAAACCCTCGTATGCGCGAGGATTTAGCAAGTCAAAATATAGAAAGATTCCGTGATGCTATTGAACCTACAGAAGCAATACAGCCGTTTAAGCAGGGTTCAAACCCAAAGCGCGAAACACCTGATGTTCTTTACGAAGTTCGCCCTGAAGATGTTTTAAATATCAGGAATGAAGCAATCAACACTGAACGATACAACAGTTTGCGTGAAAGCGGCCTTGAACCACGGGATGCTGTTGAGGCTGCGCGAATAGAACCAGTAGAAAGAGACATTCCAACATCTGATGCGGTAGATGCAGTTATAAACAGAGTTCAGTTTGAGGTTCCAAAAAATCGTGAAGCCTTCTCTGATGTAAGGGCGAAGTTTACTACACAGTGGATAGATAGACTGCATCCTGTATTCAAGGCTGTGAAGAACTTTGAGAAAAAAGGTGGCACATTTGAAACAAAAATGACTCCATACTCTCAGATGCGGCTACAGCCTGGCATGATTGGCAGGGGGATGCACTTCCTTCAGCATGGAACACTTGACTTTAATACGCTAAAGACAAACGGACGCGGTCTTATGAACATACTGGAGACCATAAAGACTGAGAAAGAAGTAAAAGAGTTTACTGCATATGCAATAGCAAAACGTGCTGTGGAAAAAGCTGAACAAGGCAAAGAGACTGGCGTACCCCTAGCGGAAGCACGGGCTACAGTAGCTGAACTTGGTGCAAGGGCTAGAAAAGGCCAGCCAACATATCAACAGATATTTTCTGAGTTAGTGGACTTTCAAAAGCGCAGTGTCCAGTATTTAGTTGATAGCGGCGTTTTGTCAGCCGAAGCCAGAGATGCTATTTTCGATGCCAATAGAGATTATGTTCCGTTCTATAGAGTAATGGACGAAACAGTGAAAATGGATAGCGGAAACTTTAGTAAAAGTGTGCGCAATCCTATGAAGGCGTTTAAGGGAAGTCAACGCAAGATACAAGACCCGCTTACAAGCATACATCTAAACACTCTTACTAATGTAGCTATTGCAGAACGAAACAAAGCATATGTTAGTTTTGTTGAGATGGTCGAAAAACTGCCAGAAGCGTTCCCAGGTGTGCAAAGAGTGTCGAAGATTCGCGGGACAAAGATAACAGCAGAGGAAATGCAAGCCGCTTTTGATACGCCTATTAAGCCAGAGTTTGCTGATGGCATGACTGTTTTCCGTAGAAATGGGCAAATTGTCAGTGACAGAGAAATAGCTGTATTCAGGAATGGTAAACGTGAGATTTGGGATGTAGGCCCAGAGATTGCTACTGCGTTAAAAGATATGAACCGTATGCAATCTAGTTTGTTTATGCGGTTTTTAGGAACACCAACAAGATTGCTACGCGCTGGCGCAACGCTTGCGCCTGATTTTATGGCAAGGAACCTGGGTCGTGATGCCTTGACAGCGGGTATATTCAGCGACAGGGGGTTTATACCATTTTATCATAACGCCATGGGCTTTTGGCACATGATTGGTAAAACAGAACTTTATAAAGACTGGACTAAATCAGGTGCTATGCAGTCTATGCTTGTTAGTTTTGATAGAAACTACTTTAAGCAGGATATGAAGAAACACCTGACATCTGGCAATGTTAGGAATGTAATCACTAATCCGCTAGAAGCACTGAGGGCAGCGTCCGAATTATTTGAAAGTTCTGGTCGTATAGGCCAGTACAGCCTTGCTGTAAACCAACTCAAAAAACAGAGAAGGCTTACAGACAGAGATATTATGGAACGCGCTGGCTTTGAAAGCCGCGACATTACCATCGACTTTTCTAAAATGGGTACGCAAATGCAAGCGTTGAACATGATTTCAGCGTTCTTCAATGCGCGTGTTCAAGGTTATGCAAAAATATATGAAGCATTTCAACAACGACCAGTGCAAACATCTGCTAAGATATTCGCCTATATAACACTTCCAAGCATGTTGTTGTGGTACAAAAACCACGATGACCCAAGATACAAGCAACTTCCAAGGTGGCAAAAGGAACTGTTTTGGATTGTAATTACAGGGGATGGCACAGTAGACCAGCCAGATGACTATACTGTATGGCGCATACCAAAACCGTTTGAACTAGGGTTGCTGTTCGGCACTGGTGCTGAACACATGCTTGATTTCGTAAACGAAAAAGACCCAGAACATATGACAAGATTCTTTAAAGAATTTGCTTACGATTCCGCGCTTTCTATGGGGCCAACGCCTGACTTTGCAAAACCATTCATAGAGTTTTGGGCTAATAAAAGTTTCTTCACAAACCGTCCTATTGTGTCTCGCGGCATGGAGAATATGTTACCAGAGTTCCAGTATGACCAATACACAAGTGCAACCGCAAAAACGCTTGGTAAACTTATAAACGAAATTGCGCCTGGAACCGCTGCGTCAAGCCCGCAAAAAATTGACCACCTTGTAGGTTCATGGACTGGCACATTGGGTCGGTATGCTGTGCAAGCTGCTGATGAGGCATTGCGCAATGCTGGATTGGTTGAGGAACCAACTAAGCCAGAACGCACACTTGAAGACTTGCCAATCATCAAAGCGTTCTTGGTAAGAAAACCAACTGGCAGTTCTCAGTATGTAGAGGATTTTTACCGTAAGTACGAAAAGATAGGTGGCAGGATGGCTACCATCGAAAAACTGCAAAAAGAGGGGCGTATGCAAGATGCAAAGAACGTCCTAAAAGAAACAGACTTGCGTTTGATACCGTTGCTTGGGTTCAGGGAAACTTTAACAAACATAAGCAAAACCATAAGACTTGTCCATGCTGGGCCTATGGAACCAAATGAAAAACGCCAGATGATTGACCAGCTATATCTCACTATGATTGAAGTGGCAAAAGCGGGGATTGAATCTATAGATACAATGCCTGAATAAGCCAATGCTTTCGTAAAAGCCCGAAATAAGGTATATATAGGCTAGGAGTAAAACATGACAGTTAGTAGCACCAACACCAGAAATAGCTATTCCGGCAACGGAACCACAACCGTATTTGCGTACACGTTCAAGATTTTTGACGATGACGACATTGCGGTTATTCTGCGTGATGATGCAACGGCTGCTGAAAGCACACAGACAAAGACCACGCATTACACTGTATCAGGCGTAGGCGATGCTGGTG